AAAAAAGTTGCTTTACAGATTGCCAAAAGAGATGGCATACCCCATGCTGCACCAGAAGGTGCACAGTGTGAAATTTGTGAATCCACACAAAATCTAGTATTTGATCACTGCCACACAAAGGAACTTTTCCGAGGATGGTTATGTAACTCGTGTAACCGTTCTATGGGCGTACTAGGAGATAATATTGAAGGAATGCTCAAATGTATTCACTATTTAAACAAAACTGAAAAAAAAGTATTTTCAGTAAACAATAACCAAATTATAACAGCAGACGAACCGATAGAAAATGTGTTTATTCAATCACAGCAACATTTATAAATGTAAAATTAAGTAACAAACAACTTTTTTAATCGATCGCATGAAAGATCAAAATACTTTTGTTCTATTTCAATACCAATAAATTTACGATTCGTATTTACACACCCGACTCCTGTTGTTCCTGAACCCATCGTATTATCTAATACCATATTTCCTTCATTTGAATACGTTTTAATTAAGTATTCTATTAATTTTACTGGTTTTTGCGTTTCATGAATCGTTGTACTTTCAATATCAAACTCGATCAATTCAATCGGATAATTTGTAAATTTTTGCGTATATTCTGAATTTCCAATCAATTTATTATTTGGACCCAAATGATGAGCTTGATTCAACATTTTTCCTATACGCTTTTGAGAATTCTTTTTTTTTATTTCTACAGGAACAAGTCCTTGTGGATTATATGTCATATTTCCCTTATGTCTTGAAGCTGCAGCTGCACCACCTGGTGAAAATACGCAAATATCTTCTGTACATTTCATAGGACGATAATTCGCCAACAAAAACTGTGTTGTTTTATTCTTTTTCCATATAAAATTGTATTTAAACCACTTATAATTAGACGATATCAGACGAGATGTGAATGGCTGTTGTCCAAACAATACAACAACACCAGTAGGCTTGATCAATACACGCATGTATTGCTTCCATAATTCATCCAAATTAATTATTGTATCCCACTTGCATTTGGTTGTCCCATATGGTAAATCACACAATATTAAATGTACACTATCATCTGGAATTAACTTCATCTTTTCTAAACAATCACCCATATATAATAATACATTTTCATTCACTTGACATATTTCAGGATTTTCATTCGTTTCTTCTACTATCGGTTCTTTTTCTACAGGCTTAGCTATAATTTTAATCTTCTTTTTTTTTGGTTTGGGTTCCATTATTTTTAATTTAAAATATAAAAAATAATGCAATCAATTTTTTAATACAGTTACATAAGATATTTGTATAGTTATTTTCTTTGCAATCACTTATTTTTTCCTACTGCTATCCCATTATCATCTAACAGACGACATCGTTGTTGTAAACCCACTAGTTCATCATTTACATATACTTCTTCTTAAAATCCTTGGGAGTCATAATCGATACACCCAATTCTTTTGCTTTTTTCACTTTATTAGAATCATCATCATAAGACTTTACAATCAATACAAATGTTTCTTTATTGACAGCATCTGCTAATTTTCCTCCAGCTTCTTCTAATTTTTCTATAATATCTTTATCACGAACCTTTGTCATTACAATTTTTTTACCTGTTAATTCACTTTGTATTATATTTTTGGGTTTTTTCGGAGAAATTGATTTATTTGCTTGTATTTCTTGAATTTTAGCATCTTTCATAAATTGCAAAAATACATGCATATTTTTCACAAAGCTTTGCGCATTTTCCTTACCAATATTTGGTACTTGTTTCAACATTTCAATCTTCTCTTCGTGAGTCTCATTTGAAGTTAGAATATCAGGATACATTTCCATAATAGGCGTAATCTTCCTTTTACCAATACCACGACCAAACATATTTGATGCTGACATAATATCAATCAAACTTGCTGTTTTTACTTTATCTTGTATTCCATTATATATTTTATCCACCATTTTCTCTTTGAATCCTTCTACCTTTGCAAATTCATATTTCTTCATCAATATGATTTTGGGCAGCGTATCATACCCAACATCCATTATACGTTTTACATTTCCTGGACCCAAATCTTTAATACCTAACCCTTTGAAAAATTCTGTAATATTCTTTTCCCTTACTGTAATATCTGAATCGGCATCATCTAAAATAATATCAATATGTGTTTCATTCCAGTGATATTCAACATTTGGCATTTTTGGTGCATCTGCTGGTTCAATCACTTCGCGAATATAGGGTATTACATCTCCACTTCGAATCAATTGTATCTTCGCTCCAATACCAATCTTGTTATTTTCAATAAAGGAACCGTTGAACCCAGTTGCATATTCAATTCTAACACCACCCAATTGTATAGGTTCTATACGAACACGTGGTTTTAAAAATCCACTTTTACTTGGACTCCATATAACATCAACCACTTTGGCCTCTGCAATTTGATCCGAAATCACCATTTTAAATGCGAAAGCATGTTCAGGATTCTTATTTTGACGTTGATAACTCTTATCATTTGCTACAATAATTCCATCTGATTCATATTTATAGGTAGAACGTACTTTCATCAATAACTCTGACAACATTTCATTCGTAATATCCTTGTGTGTTTCATTCAACACAGTATAAATGTTTATTTTCTCCAACATCTTCATTTGTTCACTTGGTTTCAATTCAGGTTTAATTACTTCATAGGCAACAAAATGAATATCAGCAATCTTATTTGTATCTACATTTTTAGAATTCATAATTCCAGCTACAAAATTACGCGGATTTGCAAATTTGTCTTTGTATTTTTTTTCAAACACATTTCTATCAATAATTAATTCTCCACGTAATGTTACATCTTTTGCTTGATTTAATTTTGGTAACTTTAAATAAGGAATAAACATACTTATGTCTTGACCCACTACTCCGTTACCACGTGTATATAACTTTTCTACTCCATTTTCGGTCGAATATAATCCACTAATGCCATCCAATTTTGCAGATATTATATATGGCCCATCATACTTTGCTTTCCATTTAATTAACGCATTTGTATCTGGCTTAATCTTATCCATGGATCCCATATAATAAGGCAATTCTACCTTATTTTTTCCTGTAACCGGGGCACCTATTTGTTTCACTATTTCGTTCTTAGGATATTTTTCTTCTACATATTCTTTGATAATGTCATATTGATTATCTGTCATCAGAGGGTCTTGATTATAATAATGATCATTTGCCTTTTCCATCATTTCATTCAATTCACTTTCTTGAAATTTCTCCAGCATTTCCATACCCTTTTCTTTAAACACCCCAATACGTTGCTTATAATCTAGCTTTTTCTCTTTCATCTTTTCTTCTAAAGGAGATTTTTTTTCTATAATTTTATCGATTTGTTCTACTTGAGATCCTTGTTGAGAAGGAGTATCTAATGATATAATTTCAATTTTTTTCAAAGTAATTCGCTTGTTTGTTCTTTTTGGTACCTGTTTTCTTGTTTCATTCGATTTGTTTGTTTTTGAACCATGAACAGGACATATTTTTGTTCCACAATCCTTTTTCTCCAAATTACAAGTACACCAATTACGAGAATCTTTTTGTTTATTAGATGTCCAACTTGGTTCACAACCTGTTCCACAGCTTCCAGCCGGAACAGTCTCACAACTTGTAAAACATTCAGAATCTTTAGGTTCTGCTTTATGAATAATAGTTGGAATCGTACTAATTACATTATTTCCATTTATACGATTCACCGGTTCAACATATTTTAAATGTAATTTCTTAAAAATGTCTTCTTCCGTCTTTACATCTACTTTTAATTTCTCTTCATCCTTCTTCTTTCCAGCCTTTTTGGAGAGTCCGTGTTCATTCAAAGAAACACCTAATTTTAATGCATATGCACGCATACTTGTATTAAATTCTTTGCTTCCTGTAAAATAGAGAATTGCGAATGGAAACTCTTCTGGAGGTGTATACATAAAATCAACACGACGAGCTGTTTTATAATAGGACAATTTTGCTATTACAAAGCTTTTTGTATCTCCTTCAGACAATACTTCCAAAATAAGATTCTTCGTTTTTAATTCAGCAATAAAAGAACGGAAAAATGATGGATCTTTTGCTGTTAAAATAACATCAATATCTCCTGATTCTTTTAATCCACGTCGATAACTACCCACTATTTCAAACCTTGCATCTACTGTTTTTACTTTTTCAAATACACTATTAATTTCGATATTGTATTTTTCTATTTCATCTCTGGGAATACGTTTAATCAAATCTTCGTAATACTTTAATCCTTTTTTTTGTACATCATTCAATAATTCTTCCTTTGTGCGAAGTTGATCAATAGTAGTAATATTGTGTTTTTCAATCAACTCTTTCGCTTTGACCGGACCTATACCATGAACTTCTGTTAAAATATGTATAGGATTTTCTTTTTCTTCCTCAAATAATGGAAGTGTATTTGTTTCAATATATATAACTGCTTTTTCTTTGATCGCTGGACCTACATTCGGTATTTCATCCAACTGATCCAAATCAGTAATATTTTCTTGAAATGCCATAATACTATTCTTAGCCTTTGAATAAGCACTTGTTCTAATATACTTTCCCTTATTTTGCATTAATTTTGCTAATTTGGACAGCATTTCTATGATTTTTTCATTCA